TCAAGTAGAGAGAGATATCCGCAGAAAGTTATCACTTTAGGCATTCGTTCGTGATACAGCAGTTAGGGGGTATTGTGCCCCCTTATGTGTTGCCCGCCGTGCCCCGATGCCCGTATATAAAATCGATGGGTCCCTCTAAGCTATAAACGACCCAGATCGACCTTTAAATATCAGTCCCATAAAAAAATTTTTTCATATATAAAATCGATGGTAGAGTTTAATGAAATGAAAAAAAATCCGGCAGAAAATTTTACGACCATAGAAGTCGATCCAATTACTGGAGAATATTATGTAACGATACCTCAGTGGATTCTTGATGAATATGGATGGTACGAAGGCACAGAGGTAAATATGGAGGTTGATGGAAATTGTATAATAATCACCGAAATTAAGAGGGATTGACTTTGTATAGATAATGATGTATGATACTGATGTAATTAATTGCAGTTATGGCTAAAGGATTTACTGTTAAGGCAAAAACACCCAAACCATCCGAGAGCTCCCAAGAGTGGGACTATGATTTGGCAAAAGAAATGATCAAAGGCAAATCCATTGTATTTTGCCTACCTGGTAGAGGAGTTTCTTATACATATCTCAAAAATTTTGTACAACTTTGTTTTGATCTTGTGCAGAATGGTGCATCCATTCAAATCTCACAAGATTATAGTTCCATGGTGAATTTTGCACGATGCAAATGTCTTGGTGCAAATGTTCTCAGAGGACCCGACCAAATTCCCTGGGACGGCAAATTGAAGTATGACTATCAGTTATGGATTGATAGTGATATTGTATTCAATACTGAGAAATTCTTACAACTTGTTCTGATGGATCAAGACATTGCCAGTGGATGGTACTGTACCGAAGATGGTCGCACGACAAGTGTTGCACACTGGATGGAAGAAGATGACTTCCGCAACAATGGTGGTGTCATGAATCATGAAACGATTGAGAGCATCTCAAAGCGTCGCAAACCATTCACTGTTGATTATGCAGGATTCGGTTGGCTTCTAATTAAGTACGGAGTTTTTGAGCATTCTGAGATGAAGTATCCATGGTTTGCACCAAAGATGCAAGTATTTGAATCAGGAGAAGTTCAGGACATGTGTGGAGAAGATGTAAGTTTCTGTCTCGATGCAAAGGAAGCAGGATTTGAGATTTGGTGTGATCCTCGCATTCGCGTTGGTCACGAGAAAACTCGTGTAATCTGATGTTGATGACAAAGTATACAATTCTCCATAAAGGAAAAGTCCTTTATAAGTCATTGACTCAGGAGGAATACTTTGATATTATGGAGGACCTGTCAGTAGAATTTTATCAGACAGGTTCTCCAAGACCACAAGATCTCGAAACAAAAATCATAGAAGGAGTTTAAAGTATTATGGCAGTTCGCTCAAAGATTGGCATTTACAAAGACGGGTTTACGCCGGGAAAACCAAAAAGTACTCGTCAAGGAAATGGCAAGCACACAAAGTATGCCGCTACGTCTCGTAATGGAAAGCGTAAGGCGTATCGAGGTCAAGGTAAAGGATAAATGAGTTGTTTAATCACCAATCTACCATCACAAGAAGTATGGGTTCGTAAAGAATACCTTACAGACCATCAGAGTGGTCATGGTGAATTTGTAAAAGGCGTCTGGGTTTCGGCAAAGTCGATTCCTGGACGTGTTTTTTATTTTGAGACATATTTACCTGAATATGCGGCAATGTATGATAAACTGCCAATTAGTGCGTTTTTATCTCGTCCAGAACTACCTGATCCTGATATGAACCTACCAAATCTACAGTTTTGGAACTGTATGGATTATGGTGTTGTCAGTATTGATAAAAAATTTATTGGAAGCATGGATTTTGAATGTTATACAAGAGATCATGGCATTCAAAAAGGGACTTATGTATGCACAATCGATAATTATCACCGTGATCCAGATATGGTTGACTGGGCAACCAGTGAAAATCCTGCCGAACACAAGTCTCATAACCTAATTGAACTTAATAACGGACAATATGCACTATATCCGAACAACAGATTACGTATTTTTGATAATAGTTTAACACCTACGGAACCAAAAATGCCAGATTTTAAGGTTTCGACTCAATATTACCAAGTAGAATGTGGTTATGATCGTCTTGGAATGGGAAATGAGGATGAATATTACTGGAAAACCGCTCAAGAGCGTGAAATAAATACTGATAAGGGATAGCAACCCCTCTAAAAGTTCTGATTTCGCAGTAAATCAGGAGCAAAAATGGGTAATTCACCGGAAAAAAAATCAAAAAGAGTGCTAACAGAAGTTATGCACGACAACGCACCACGTCATGACTTTACAAAACAGTCAGAATTGCATGAAAAAATTCGCAATGATGAGGATTATGATGATTGGGAATATGGGACTGAACCAATTTATGGATAGGGGTATAAATAAAGTCAGAAAACTCTAGTTAAAATGGACAATCGGAGGATATCTAGAGCATTTAAGGATATCAGTTTATCATTTGAACCACATCCAATCACCAAAGATCTACCTGTTCTTAAAAATGAGGCAGCTATTCGTAGATCTGTGAGAAATATTGTTCAAACAATTCCTACCGAAAAATTTTTTAACTCATTATTTGGATCTGATGTAAGAGGAAGTTTATTTGAGTTCGTTGATTTTGGAACAGCATCTGTCATTAGCGATCAAATTCAAACATCAATTGAAAATTTTGAACCAAGAGTCAATAATTTGCAAGTTGATGTCTTTCCAAGACCAGATCTTAATGAATTTGAAGTAACTGTCACCTTTGATATTATCGGACAAGAGTTTCCAACACAAGAATATTCATTCCTACTAGAGGCAACAAGATAAAATATGCCTTTTACAAAGTTTACCAATCTCGATTTCGATCAAATAAAGGAATCTATCAAAGATTATATTCGGTCAAATTCTGATTTTACGGGATTTGACTTTGATGGATCTAATTTTTCCGTATTAATCGACACCCTTGCATACAATACTTATATTACCGCATTCAATTCGAATATGGTAGTGAATGAATCCTTTTTAGATTCTGCAACACTTCGTGAGAACGTAGTTTCTCTTGCAAGAAATATTGGATATCTGCCAAGATCTAGAAGTGCGGCAAAGGCAACAATATCATTCGATGTGCACACAAAAAATTCAAACGTCTTTGGTATGGTCCTAAAAAAGGGTCTGGTGTGCGTTGGGAACCAAAGTAACACATCCTACGTATTTTCTATTGTAGAGGACATAGAGAGGAATACAGAGGACTCTGACGAAGTTATTGGTGGGAAGAAGGCAACGTTTAATAATATAGAAGTATATCAAGGAACATTTCTTTCAAAACAGTTTGTAGTTGATTCTTCATTAGATCAAAGATTTATTTTAGACAATCCATATATTGACACATCAACGATCAGAGTTTATGTGAGAGATGGTTCGGATACCAATACACTTGGAGTTGAATATAAATTTGTTGATAATATTTTTAACGTAAACTCGGATTCTTTAATTTTCCTACTTCAAGAAATACAGGACGAAAAATATGAGTTGTTATTTGGTGATGGTATTATTGGCAAAAAATTAGAAAATGGGCAAGTTGTAACCGTAGAATATTTGATAACTGACGGAGTAGATGGAAATGGTGCCAACTTATTTTCTTTTTCCGGAGTAATTAGAGATAGTGAGGAAGTAAACTTAATTACTCTTAGTTCACCAATTTCTATTGACACAATTCAATCTGCACAAAATGGGACAAATATTGAATCTGTAGAGTCAATTAAGTATTATGCCCCAAAAATATATTCAAGTCAGAATAGAGCAGTAACCGGTAGAGATTACGAAGCAATTATTAAAAGAATATATCCAGATACCGAGTCGGTTTCTGTTGTTGGTGGAGAAGAATTAGATCCACCTGAGTTTGGAACTGTTCAAATATCAATTAAACCAAAGAATGGTGAATTTGTTTCAGACTTTAATAAAAGCAGAATACTTTCGCAATTAAAACAGTATTCAGTATCTGGAATAAATCAAAAAATAGTTGATCTTAAAATCTTGTATGTTGAATTGGATTCATATGTTTATTATGATGACTCCAAAGTTTCGACAGCAGATACATTAAAATCAAAATTATCAAATTCCATTACAAAATATTCTAATTCTATTGATGTGAATCAATTTGGAGGAAGATTTAGATATAGCAAACTTTTAAGAATTATTGATAGTACAGATACTGCAATTACGTCCAATATTACGAGAGTTACAATTAGAAGAAATTTAGTTGCACTATTAAATCAATTTGCACAATATGAGCTTTGTTTCGGTAATCAATTTCACGTGAAAAAAGAGGGGTACAATATCAAATCAACTGGTTTTAAAATTTCTACAGAATCTGATACTGTATATCTAACCGATATTCCAAATTCAGATGGAAAGACGGGAATACTATCAATTGTTAAAAAACCTTTTGGAGAAAACACTCAAATTATTTCGGATTTTGCCGGAACTGTTGATTACATCAAGGGAGAAATTAATTTAAATACCTTAAATATTATTTCAACATCCAAACCAAATAACATAATTGAGATACAAGCTTTTCCAGAATCTAATGACGTGGTTGGATTGAGAGATCTTTATCTCCAATTAGACGTTTCTAAAAGTAAAATAAATATGTTAAAGGATGTAATATCATCAGGAGATGAAGTGTCTGGAACTGTTTTCAGTAGAGATTTTTATACATCAAGCTATTCTAACGGAAGTTTAATTAGAGAATAATATGATACAAACTGGAATTGAATCTAGAGTAAAGATTCAGGATATAATTTCCAACCAACTACCAGAATTTGTCTTGGAAGAAAGTCCAAAAGCATTGGACTTTTTGAAACAATATTATATTTCTCAAGAATATCAAAGTGGACCAACAGATATTGTTGAAAATTTAGATCAGTATTTGAAGGTTGACAATTTAATACCAGAAATTGTTGTGGGAGTTGCAACATTATCATCTGATATTAATCTCCCAGAAATAGATGATAATGGAAACGAATTACCAACTGCGGTTATAAATGTTTCCAGTACCAAAGGATTTCCAAATAAGTATGGATTGTTAAAAATTGATGATGAAATAATCACATATACAGAAAAAACTTCCACATCTTTCATTAATTGTGTTCGTGGATTTAGTGGCATTACAAGTTATCATCAAGATTTAAATGATGGTGAATTGGTGTTTTCTAGTACAAATTCTTCAACACATAGTGCTGGATCTACAGTAGAAAATTTAAGTTCATTATTTTTAAGAGAATTTTACAAAAAATTAAAATATACTTTTACTCCTGGGTTTGAAGAAAAAAATTTCACTCCCGATTTAAATGTAGGAAATTTTATAAAAGAGGCTAGATCTTTTTACGAATCGAAAGGAACAGATGAATCTTTTAGAATATTATTCAATGTTCTTTTTGGAGAAACTCCAAAAGTTATCAATTTGGAAGATAGACTTTTAAAATCATCTGGTGCAGAATATATTCGACGTGAAGTAGTCATTGCAGAATCAATATCAGGAAATCCATTAAATCTTGAAGGGCAAACGATATTCAAGACAAATGACACTTCTACAAATGCATCTGTATCTGAAATAGAAATTTTTACAAGAAAAGGAATAGAATATTATAAAATTTCACTCTTTGTCGGATATTCTGATTCTACATCTATTCAAGGAACATTTACAATTACTCCAAATACAAAAAGTTTTGACACTGTTCCTGTAGGATCATCCGTAATTTCCGTAGATTCTACAATTGGATTTCCGAAAACAGGAACTATCAAATCTGGTAACAATGTAATTAAATATAGTGACAAAAATATAAATCAATTCTTGGGATGTGAGGGAGTAACTTCAGAAATAAATCCAACAGATAACGTCTTTTCTTTAGATGAAACTTATTTTGGATATGAAAATGGAGATACTTCTAAAAAAGTAGAATTGAGATTAACGGGTGTTATTTCTGATTTTAATCAAAAATCCAAATTTGTCTCTGTAAATGAAGGACAAATTTTAACCGTAAAAAATATTGGAGATAAAATACAAAATTTTGGATCCGGTGAACCTAAAACTTATAAAGAAGTATTTGCAAACTCTTGGATTTATAATGCAAGTCCATCAATAGAAATTGAATCATTTATCGGAGATGGTGTAATATTAAAAGAAGGTATTGATAGATCGCAACTTAAGAAAGAGGATAGAATAGAAATAATTGATAGATCTACAAATCATGTAGTATATCCAATATCTGATGATATTCCTTTCGTAAAGGAAAAAATAAATTTTGGATCAAATATTGTTAAAATAGAAAATTTTTCCTTTGCCGGATCCGATTCTCTATACTCCATAAGGAGAAAAATTAATAAGGCAAGTAGTAATAGTGCAGAATTTAGATATGGAAACGATAGTATAATTTCCGATGTTCAAAATCTTTATAGTGATAATGAATTTGTATTTGTAGCATCTAATTCATTGCCATCTTCTGGAATTGGACACACTGATTTCAAATACAATATTCAAACTCCACTGAATGAGTCCATCTTAGATTTTTCTTCTGGATCTGGATTCTTGACAGGATATGATTTTGATGGATTTACAATTATATCGTTTGATAATCCAGTTAATTTCATAACAGGAGATAGAATTTATTATAAACCATCCCTAACTGAACCTTTGGGTGGATTGGAAGAGGGATATTATTATGTTGAGGTGCAATCAAATCCAAAGGAAATAAAATTATATACGGCAGCTTCTTCTATCGGTGAATCATCCAATGTGGTGAAAATTAATACACCTCTAGTAGAGTTTGATTCACATATATTCACAATTGATTCTCAAAGTAATAGAATTCTCAACTCCCAAAAACTTTTAAAGAAATTTAAATTATCACCAAACATTTCCGATGGAAAAGGAGAATTGACTCTTCCCGGATCAGTTGGAATGTTGATGAATGGTGTGGAAATTTTCAATTATAAAACAAATGATATCATTTACTATGGTCCAATTGAGAGTGTTAGTGTATTGAATGGTGGAAATGGGTACGATGTAGTCAATCCGCCTATAATAGAAGTGTCTACTGGAGCAGGCACAACGGCATTAGTCCAACCAGTTGTGACAGGAACTATAACAGATATATTTGTTGATAAGCAAGATTTTGATGTTGAAAATATTTTATCGGTAAGTATCAATGGTGGTAATATATCTGGTGGAAAATTTGAACCAGTATTAGTAGAAAGAAGAAGAGAAATTCTTTTCGATGCTAGGTCTACAACTAATGGCGGTGGAATTAGCACATCTACACCACAGTTGACATTTTTAACAGATCACAACTTAAATAATGGTGAAGAAGTTTTTTACAATAATCTAGGAAATCCTAATGTAAGTATTGGAATAGGACTTTCTTCATTATCTAATGGTTCCTCTTATTTTGTTTCTGTTGATAATAATACAACTATCAAATTATATGATTCGTATAACAATTACTTGAATAATAATCCGATTGGATTTGCAGCAACTAGTTTGAGTGGAACTCAAAAGTTTTTGGTAGGTAGTCCCAAAAAAACAATTTCAGAAATAAAAGTTATTGATGGTGGATCACTAACCAATAGAAAACTTCTCATAAAATCAAGTGGAATATCAACCACTTCAAATCTAATAAATTTTCAAAATCATGGATTTAAAAATGGAGAAATTATAGAGTATTCTTATACTGATACTATTATTTCTGGATTATCCACTGCGAAGCAGTATTATGTCTTATATAATGACGAAAATTCTTTTAGATTGTGTGATGCAGGAATTGGTGGAACAGTAAGATCTAATTTTGAACAGGAAAATTTTGTAAAAATTGATTCAATTGGTTCTGGTTTTCAAGAATTCAAGTATCCAGAAATAACTGCAAATGTGGAATATACACCCGTTGGAGTTGGATCTACAGTACAATCGCAAATAGTCACTGCCACACCAGTGGTTAAAGGTAGGATAGTAGATCTATACCTTTATGAAACTGGCACTGGATATGGTTCTTCTATTTTAAATGAACAGAGAAAACCAAGATTTACTATAAAAAATGGTAGAGATGCACAAGTAGAACCAATTATTGTTAATGGATTAATAACCGACACAAATCTTCAATTGGTGGTTATGAATATTTTTCAACACCAACTTTGGAAGTTAGAGACCCAAGTGGTTCTGGCACTGGAGCTAAATTGAGAGCAATAGTTTCCGATAGTGGGGAAATAACTGACATTAAAATTGTTAATCCTGGAATAGGGTATTCAACTTCAAGCACAATCAATATTATTCCTAGTGGATCTGGTGTTATATTGGATTCTAATCTAAGAAAATTATACGTCAATAATGTCAATAAAACTCCATTGCGACAGTATGAAACTTTTGAAAATAGAGGAGATGACGTTCAATATTTCGTTTCTGCATACAATGAAAATATCAGAAAAACTTTTGACGACAATGGAAATGGAGCATCTAAGATAATTGGTTGGGCTTATGATGGGAATCCAATATATGGTCCTTTTGTTCCTCTTGTAGATTCAACTGGCAATAATTCTGGAATTAATACTTTAACATCTAGTTATCAAAAAGATCTATCAAATATATTTGATAGGCCAACTGGATTCGATTTAGGATTTTTTATAGACGATTATAAATTTGATGATTCGGGAGATCTTGATGTAAATAATGGGAGATTTTCAAAAACTCCAGATTTCCCCAATGGAATATATGCATATTATGCGACTATAGACCCAGATACTAAAGAACCAGTATTTCCATATTTCATCGGAAAATCGTATAGATCAAACACTCTAAAAGAGAATAATACTTTAGACCAAGATTTTGATTTTAATAGCTCATCTTTGATTAGAAATACTTATCCCCATAAAATTTCAGAGACATTCTCAGATAATGATTTTGTAGTAGAATCTAATGAGATAAGCAGACAGAAAATAGTTGTCGAGTCTACTAGTAAAGGATTTATATCTGGATTTGATATTATTAATTCAGGTGATGGATATAAGGTTGGTGATGAATTATTATTTGACGATGAAAATACCAATGGTGGTGGTTTAAAAGCAAAAATTTCTTCAATTAAAGGAAAAGATATAAATCAGATAGAAACTACAATCCAATCATTTCCAAATTCAACTTTTGTTTGGGAAGGCTCAAAGATAAGAGGATATATTTTACCATCACATGACTTACAAAACTTAGATTATGTAAATGTAAGTGGATTTAGCACGTCAAATATTTCAAAACTAAACGGAATACTACAAATAAATGTAGAACCAAATCCAATTATTGGACTTTCAACTGAAATTGTTGGATCTGGATCAACAACGACTGAAATTTATCTCACACATGTTCCATCAAATGTATCTGCCGGAAATAGTATCGGTATTGGGACAGAGGTTCTACAAGTTTTGAATGTTTATCCGAATAAAAACATTATTAGAGTTAAACGGGGACTAGTAGGAACTGCACATACAGTTGGAGAACCTGTCATTATAAAAAATAATACATTTACAATTGATATTGACCAAGATTATTTTGAATCTAAATTAAACGAAAAAATTTATTTTAATCCTCACGAATCAATAGGCATCGGAACAATTTCGGGAGTTGGTTATTCGACATCTTTTAATTTTGGAAATGAAATTATAACAAGAAATATTCCTACTCAGAGATTGTATATTGAAGATCATCCATTTACTACAAATCAGAAAATTACATTTAATTCTAATGGGGGAAGTTCATTTTCTATTGCAACTTCACCAACTGGTGTTCCATTTAACATACCATCAACCCTTTATGCTGTTAACAAGTCACCAAACACCATAGGAATAAAAACTGGACTTGGTGAAGAATTTAATGAAGTTTACTTCATTGATAATGGTGATAATTTTGACTATTATTATTTTGAAACTAATTTTGAAGAAAAACTTGGCAATATTGAAAAAATAACTTCAGTAGTTTCTGTATCAACTTCTCATGGACTAACATCTGGAGATACCATCAACTTATCAATAAATCCTCAATTGAATGTTGGAATTGGCACTTCTACATCAATTAAAGTTGTTTATGAACCAAAAATTGGAACTATTATTGTTAATCCAATCGGATTTAATTCTACGGGAATTAATACGTCAACAAATGAATTAACTATTTTAAATCATGAATTGAAAACTGGTGATAGAATATTTTATAATGCGGATGTGGTATGCTCTGGATTGAGTACGGGATCTTACTTTGTTTATAAAGTAACTTCTGATAAAATAAAGTTATGCGACACTTTTTCAAATTCTAATCAAAATCCACCAATAGTTGTGAGCATTGGTGATAGTGGCGGTGCTTCACAATCTATTTCACTTATCAATCCACAAATACAATCAATTAAAAATAATAATATTGTATTTGATTTGACAGATCCTTCACTGTCTGGTTACAAATTCAAGGTTTATTATGATAATCAATTTAAAAATGAATTTATTTCTGTAGGAACTACTAATGTATTCAATACTTCTGGAGTAGGAACGGTTGGAGTATCAACAAACGCATCTTTTACAATTAAATATACGAATGATATTCCAGAAAAATTATACTACAACTTAGAAAAATCGGGATATATAAGTTCTTCTGATACTATCGTCAAAAATTACTCAGAAATATTATACATTAACAGTTATTATGATGGAAATTATAAAATTTCTGACGTTGGAATAACAACTTTTAAAATATCATTACAAAAAAATCCAGAAAAAAATTCATACACAAAATCAGAATGCGAAATTTTTGAATATACAACTTCATCACTTTCTGCTAATGGACCAGTAGATAAGATTAAAATATTTTCTAGTGGAAGTGAATATAGAAAGTTGCCTACATTAAAGGGAGCAGATTCTGAAAATGGGGAGGGTTTAAATATCAATGTTAAATCAAATAACATTGGAAATATAAAAGATATTAGAGTAATTAATCAAGGATTTGAGTATTCTTCCGACAAAACTTTACAGCCACAAGCTTTTATATCACCAAAAATAGTTTTAAAAGATTCCAATACGATTGGAATCGTTACTGTAATAGATGGAGGAAGTGGTTTTGTAGTAGAACCAGATATTGTTGTCATCAATAAAGATACTAGAGAAGTAGTTGATAATGGATTACTCAAACCTACATTGCTTGCCGGATCAATATCAAATATAAAGATAGAAGTTCCACCAAAAGGAATTTCTGATGCTTCTGCAGAATTATTCACAACTAATAATACTAATGGAATCAGTATTAAACAAGTCAAATCTAGTGCAACTGGAATATTCACTTGTTCTATAACTACTCCAGCAGGTGGATTCTCTATAAATCCATTTTCAATTGGCGATGAAGTTTTTATTGAGGGAATACAAAAATTTAGTGCTGATGGTGATGGATTTAATTCTAGTGATTATGGATATAGATTCTTTATTGTAACTGGATATAATACATCATCTGCCGATGATGAAGTTGAGATTGGAATTTCCTCATTGACTTCAAATACTGGTATAGCAAAAACCATTCAAGATTCTTCCGGAACAATAACAAATAGAAATTTTTATCCCAACTTTGACATTACTATAGAACCATCATTCTTTTCAGTTGGAGAAACTTTAAGATCTAATAATATTGATAGAGATTTAACAGTAACTGATCATGATGCTAGTACATCTTTGAAAGTTTTTGGGACATATGAATTATCCAAAGATGAAAAAATTACAGGAAAATCTTCAGGAAATATAGCAACAATTGAGGACTTAAATCAATATTTTGGAAATTTCGAAGTCGATTTTTCATCTAAACGAAATGAAGGTTGGAGTAATGAAACTGGTAAGTTAAATGAAGATCATCAAGTTTTGCCCGATAATGATTATTATCAAAATCTTTCATATACTGTTAAGAGTGGAAAGCAATGGAAAGATATTAGAACTCCTGTTAATAGTTTAGTTCACACTTCTGGATTGAAAAATTTCTCGGATACACAGATAGTTTCAAAATCTGGTTTAGTTGGCGTTGGCAATACTGATCAAACTACAATCATTAGGGATTTTATAGATGAAAAAAGAGTTGATACTATCAATATTTTTGATTTTGTAAAAGATATCGATACCGTAAACGGAACGTCCAGATTCCTAAAACTTGAATCTAAAAAACTTACAAATTATACAGAAGTTGGAACCAATATAGTTCTGAGAATTGATGATATTAGTGACCAATTCTCCAATTCTGATTCTGATCTAAATCCATATCTAGACATTGTTGAACTAAACATGTCAGAATCTTATTTGAATTATTTGATAAAGGTGAATGACCTTAATAATACACAAATTCAATTAACTAATGTAACCATCGTAAATGATGAAATATCTAATGAATCATTTATTCTTGAAAAACAATCTTTAGTTAATGTTGGTGCTGGATTTACTGCCGAATCAGATGAACAATACGGTGATTTTTCTGTTGCTACAGATGATTTTGGAACTAGATATTTGAGATTTGAACCAAAAGATCCATTTAATACTGAATATGATCTAAAATACATTGAGAAAAAATTTATTGCAGGAACTGGAGTCGGAACAGCATCCATAGGATTTATTGATATTACATCAAGCACCAAGAGTGTAAATTCTAGTACAACAGGAAATGTTGTTGGATTCTCTACATCTAATGTTTCATCATTCTATGTTAATGCAAATATAATACAAAACACAACTAATGAAATGAACTTTGTTGAGTTGTATGTGACTCATGATGGAAATAACACTAATATTTCTGAATATTACTTTGGAAATGATTCAATTTCTGGATTATCTTTCAATAGGATAGGCACCGGATTTACGGCTACTATTAGTTCCAATACATGTTTCTTGGATTACATCAATGATACTTCCCATGATGTTACAATTAATTCGAGAATCATTAGTTTCGGCACTCCATCTGGTGTTGGTATAGGCAGCACCTTTAGATTCCTGGCAGATAATCAACCAGAAGAATCAGAAAGATCTGCAATATATCAATCGATAAAATATACAACTAATTCTGGATTATCAACAACTGTTCTATCATTAGATAAAAATCTTTTTGATTCTGTTAATTCACTGGTAGAAGTGAGTATTGGATCCACAAAATCAACCCATCAAGTATTTTTAATCCAAGATGGCACAGACATTTATACACAAGAATATTCAATTCTTTCTATTGGAAGTACAATTGGAATTGGAACTTTTGGTGGAGAATATGTTGGATCCGATAATTTTGAATTGAAATTCTATCCAGATTCCAATTTTACTGGAAATATTGATATTTTATCATTTAGTGAGTGTTTATATTCCTATGTAGATTTTGGTAATCAATACAATGACTTGACGTTTGGAACTTCAACAGAGTCGGTAGAAACATCTGCATACTTTGCTATCAATGGTGATAGAACTAATAGAAAAAACTTTATTCTTAGAAGTAATGGCACACCAATTTTTGCCAAAACTTTTAATCCCTCAAAAAATACAGTATTAAACACATCTACAGGAACCTTTTCAATCGATGACCATTACTTTAGCAATGGTGAAGAGTTGATTTACACCTTTGGATCTACATTCATTGGTGTTGGTGCCACTCCATTATTATATAATAATGGATCTTTCACAGCAGAACTTCCATCTCAAGTATTTGCTGTTGTTGGATCTGCCAATACAAATAACTTCCAAATATCAACAACAAGATATGGTGCACCAGTATCTTTCGTTTCTACGGGAGAGGGAAATTCTCACCAATTTGCAATGGCAAAGAAAAATGAAAAGTCCCTCATTACTATTGACAACATTGCACAATATCCATTAACATTTACAAAAATAAATCAACTTTTAGATGGAAATGGTGGGGGAATTTCCGCAACATCAAATGTATTCTCTCTGAGTGGAATATCAACAGTAAATCCATTAGATATTCTCAGAATCGATGATGAATATATGAATATCATCAATGTTGGTTTAGGAACTACAAATGTTGGTCCCATCACTAATTCTGGTACAGAAAAACTGGTTGAAGTTGAAAGAGGATTTGTTGGATCAGCAGCAACATCTCACGTAGATGGAACAAACACAAGAATATACAAAGGATCCTTTAATATTGTTGGAGATGAAATATTCTTTACAAAAGCACCTAGGGGCAATCCAACAATAGTAAGAGATAAAAATAATCTTGTGTTAGAAACATCAGACTTTACTGGTAGAGTTTTTCTGAGAAGTAACTATGATACTAATCAGGTTTACGATGATATCTCTGATAGTTTTAGTGGTATCGGAAGAACATTTACTTTGACAGTTGGTGGAGCAAATACGACAGGAATTGGGTCTACTGGAGGAAATGGTATAGTATTCATTAATGGAATATTCCAAACACCAACCACTGTAAATAATCCAAATAATAATTTCCAAATCTTAGAAAATACAGTATCAGGAATTTCTAGTATAGTTTTCAGTGGTATTAGAACTGATACTGATGATCCCAATAGCATTTTAATAGTAGAAAATGATGTTAACCAGAATCAAGTTCCAAGAGGTGGAATTATTATTTCTATTGGATCATCTGGTGGACTTGGATTTGCCCCTCTTGTAGGAGCGGCAGTTACTGCTGTTATTAGTGGAGGAGTTATACAAAATAGTATTGGTATTGGAACTACGGATAATAATGGTTCTGGATACAATAATATTGTATCCATAGGAGTGACTGCATACGATCCAACTGGAGTAGGAACTGATGCAGTTATCAATGCAACAGTTGGTGCTGGAGGAACTCTATCATTTAATGTAATTAATGGAGGAACTGGTTATTCAAATCAAACTAAAATTTACGTTTCTGAGCCATCATACGAAAATCTGGAAGTTGTGGGAGTTTCTAGACTTGGTATTGGAGCAACTACAGATACTGGAGTTGGTTTGCTGTTAAATCTTGAAGTTGGGGCAAGTTCATCTGCAGGTATTGGATCAACATATTTTGAGGTAACTAATTTCTCCATAACCAGAAATGGATATTCATTTAGAAAAGGTGATGTATTTAAACCGGTAGGTTTAGTCACTGATGGTAGATTGGGATCACCATTCTCAGAATTTGAGTTAACAGTATTAGAAACATTTAGTGATAATTTTGGTGCTTGGCAATTTGGAGAACTTGATTTTATAGATTCTCTAGAGAATTATCAAGATGGTTCTAGAGTAGACTTCCCATTATTCTATAATGGTTCTCTTCTAAGTTTTGAATTGAATGATGAAGACTCTGAAACAGAATTGCAAAATTCCTTAATTATTTTCATCAATGGAGTGCTGCAAGATCCAGGATTATCTTATGAATTTAATGGAGGAACTTCCTTTACATTTACAACACCACCAAAACCTGAAGATAAAATTGCAGTTTTCTTTTATAGAGGAACTAGAGGATTGGATGATATTTTGGTTACCAATATTCAACCATCTTTAGAAAAAGGAGACACAGTTCAGGTATACAAAAATAATACAATAGACACAACCATAACTCAGGATAAGAGGACTGTTTTTGATCTTTCTTTCTCCGATAAATTTGAAACAAATCTATACACCAATCAAGGAATAGATATCTCAAATAACAAACCAATGTCATGGACTAAACAAAAAACAGATAGAATAATAAATGGTGAATTTGTTCATAAAACGAGAAGGTCCTTAATATCTCAAATTTATCCTACATCTAGAATTATTGATAGTTTTTCAACTTCTGATACTGAAATATTTGTAGATGATGGTGATCTTTTTGAATACGATACCGCAGAACCATTTAGTGCCATTATAGTTGATGGAAAAGAAATTTCTGCAGGAAAAATAACAGCATCTATCGGTGTTGGTGGAACAGTTTCATCTCTTACCATTGTTGAATCTGGATCTGGATATCAACCAGGTTCCACAATCGACATTAAATTTATTGCACCACTTACCATTGGTATTGGAGTAGGAACAACTGCTTCCGCAACTGTAAGTGTTGATGGTTCCGGATCATTGACAACACCATTAATAACAAATCCTGGTTTTGGATATACAACCGAACCTTTAACAATTGTTCCCTTACCTGAGAGTGATATAGAAACTGTATCATCGGTATCAAGTGTCAAGGGATTCTCGGGAATTATTACTGGAATAGAATCTGCAAACAATGGAGGACAATTAGCACTTAAGTTTTACCTCAAAACAAGTGGATTGTTTGATAATGGAACGAATAGTTTGTTAGTCGGATATCCAATTTTTGTCAAAAATACGACTGTTGGTTCTGGTTGTAATTCTGTAGATTCTTCCGACTCTGATATAGTTGGAATAGGAACGACATTCTTTGACAATATTTACTATGTACATCAAATTAGTAATGATGGTGGGGTTAATGGCATTGCAACTTGTAATGTCAGCAACTCTACAATAGTTTCATCTTTACCAGCTATTGGCAGTAACTTCGGACAATTCTCTTGGGGTCGTCTTGGCATCACTCAGAGATCTTCATCACCCATTTCCATTGCAGTAACAGGAAAAACCGTTGATGTTGGGTTATCGACTTTCCCAACAATTCAAAGAAGAAGTCAGGGGTTGAGACAAAGTGGTGCTCTTATTGAAAAATTACAATAATTAAATTTATTTTACACTTATAAATATCTAAAAAACCGTACAATATGGCTGCTATCGTAACAGATCAATTTAGAATTGCCAATGCAAGTACTTTTGTAGATTCTGTACTGGATGCTAATAATTCTTACTATGTTTTCTTAGGACTTTCAAATCCAGGAACAGCAGGAGATTTTGTTGGATTTGGTAGAAGTGAAACATGGGATGATTCTCCGGCAGGTATTCCTAATCCGACAGACAATCAACAATATTTGAGTCACTATAGAAATACCTCACTATTTGGTAAAAAGATTAATAGTGCAAATATTAGGAGAGTGGTAAGAAAAGTAAATTGGATCCAAGGTACAAAATATGATATGTACCGACATGATTATAGTCAGTATAATCTATCTCCAAATTCATCTTCTGCAAGATTATATGATACAAATTATTATGTAATAAACAGTGATTTTAGAGTTTACATTTGCTTATATAATGGATCATCAGGACCTGATGAGTTAAAAGGACAAACTTCTCAAAATGAACCAACCTTTACTGATTTAGAACCATCTTCCGCAGGTCCTGATGATCCTTATATTTGGAAGTATCTATTTACTATTTCTCCAAGTGATATTATAAAATTTGATTCTACAGAATATATTGTTCTTCCAAACGATTGGGCAACCTCTACAGATCCACAAATTCAAAACATTAGAGAATCTGGAGACTCTACGATTAATAATAACCAGATAAAAGTCGTCTATATTGCTGATGGTGGATCTGGATATACTGCAGGACAAACCAAAACTTATAATATTATTGGTGATGGGACTGGAGGACAAGTTTCGGTTACCACAAATCTTTCTGGGGAAATAATCAAAACCCAAGTTGTTTCTGGTGGATCTGGATATACTTTCGGCATAGTCGATTTGGAAAGTCAGGGAAATGTCGATGACCCAGCTAAGTTGATTCCTATCATACCTCCATCAAAAGGACATGGATATGATATTTACAATGAATTAGGATCGGATAAAGTTCTAATATATGCAAGATTTGATGATTCTACGGAAGATTTTCCCGTAGATACAAAATTTGCACAAGTTGGAATTATAAAAAATCCCCAACAAAGTAATTCTTCACAGATTTTTACTGCTGACCAATATTCTTCATTAGGAGCAATTAAATTACAATCTGTTGATAGTACTCCTGTTGTAGGTGCTGCTATAACGCAATCAGTTACTGGAGGGACTGCAAGAGGATATGTTGCGTCATATAATGCTTCTACTGGTGTTTTAAAATATTATCAAGATAGATCATTATATTTTGCAAATAAATTAGACCAAACTGATAGAAATGATGTTTCGCAAAAAGGAAAAGTACTTAGTTTTGAATCTTCTAGTAATCCAATAATTCCATATAATGGTTCTATCCAATTAGGTTTTAGTGGAGTAACAACAACGGTTGATTCCAGATCAATAAACTTGGGTACTGTTTTTAGTTCTGGCATTTCCACATCAGAGATAAATAAAAATACAGGAGATATAATTTACATTGACAATCGATCTTTAGTTTCAAGAGACTCTAGACAAAAAGAAGACGTTAAAATTATTCTGGAATTCTAAGGAAAAAAATGGCACAAAAAACAAACTTAAATATCAATCCATATTATGACGATTTTGATAGCGATAAGAATTTTTATAAAGTTCTTTTTAAACCAGGATTTCCTGTACAGTCTAGAGAATTAACAACATTACAATCAATATTACAAAATCAAATAGAAGATTTTGGTAGTCATCTTTTTAAGGAGGGATCGGTTGTAATTCCTGGAAACATTTCTTATGATGGACAATTTTATGCAGTAAAAGTAAATTCTTCACAATTTGGAATTGATTTATCTGTATACATTGAAAACTTTTTAGGTAAAGTAATTGTTGGACAAACTTCAGGATCAACTGCAAAAATTCAAAAAATAGTTTTTCCAACCGAAAGTGATGAAGTAGAATACATTACACTATATGTAAGATATCTGGAATCGGACCAAAATTTTCAATTTAATCAATTTTTAGATGGGGAATCTTTTGCTGCAAATGAAAATGTAGTGTATGGAAATACAACTATAAACGCAGGTGTTCCATTTGCGACGGCAATATCCACCAATGCAACTTCAATAGGATCAGCAGTATCAATTGCAGATGGTGTTTATTTTATTAGGGGATATTTTGTTAATGTATTATCCCAAAATATAATTTTAGATTATTATACAAATACTCCATCTTACAAAGTAGGATTAAAAATAACAGAATCTATTATCTATGCAAAAGATGACGAATCTTTATATGACAATGCAAAAGGATTTTCTAATTATGCATCTCCAGGAGCAGATAGACTAAAGATTGATTTGACATTATTTAAAAAGGATATAACTGATAACGATGATACTGACTTTGTAGAATTATTAAGAGTAAAAGACGGTAAAGTTAAAAAAATAACAACAAAAACAGAATACAATAAAATTCGTGATTATTTGGCAGAGAGAACTTTTGATGAATCTGGAAATTACGTAGTAAATCCATTTGAAATAAAACTAGCAGAATCCATCAATGACAGACTTGGAAATGATGGAATTTTCTTTAGTGATGAAGTTACCGAACAAAACAATAAGCCATCAGAAAACTTATTGTGCCTAAAAATATCTCCAGGCAAAGCATATGTTGCTGGATATGATATTGAAAAAAATTCAACTGAAATTATAGATATAGAAAAACCAAGAGATACTGAAAAAGTAGAAAATATAACGGTTCCCTTTGAAATGGGAAATATCTTGAAAGTCAATAATGTTAATGGAATTGCTAAAGTTAGAGAAACTATTCAATTATATTCCCAATTCGGAGCAAATGGTACTCAAATTGGAGAAGCTAGAGTATATTCATTTAATCTTTCAGATTCTGCATATACAAACGCACAAACTCAATGGGATTTGAGATTATATGATATTCAAACATATACTAGATTAACACTAAATCAGGATGTCACTGCTTCAGAAATTGAAGAATCTTTCTTTATAGAAGGAAAAAGTTCTGGTGCGAGTGGATTTGCCACATCTGATGGATCGTCTAATGTGATCTTTTTGAGACAAACCTCCGGAACCTTTGCGAAGGGAGATCAGTTGATTGTCAATGGTGTGGATATATCAAGAACAGTAAAAGAGGTAAGAGTATATAATACACAAAATATAAAGTCAGTTAAGCAATCTGCACCATTTTCATCTTTTGACTTTACTGCAGATTCTGTTTTAGAAAGATTTAGATTTCCAAGTGGAATTTCTCAGATATCAATTACATCTGAGGCTGGAGGAATTTCAACCGTAACTTCTACCTCAAGACAATTTGTTGGTATAAGAACAGATACTATAGTCAGATATCAAAGATCTGGTTTTTCTACAGAAACATATAATAGAATATCCAGTATTTCATCGGATGCATTATCATTTGAAATGACTGCAATAACAGGTGTTAGCGGAGTATTTGATGGTGATCTTCCTTCCTCAAACATTCAGGTAAATGGTTTTCTTGGTGCACCTGTTGTAAGGGGGACGGGAACTTTATATGCACCTCTTCCAGAAAGAAATGCATCTTCAATTGAATTATCAAATTCACAACTTTTCATTTCTGAACAATTGACTGGAAAAACTATTTCCGGAACAGCACTAACTCTCACCACTAGTGCTGATTTGTCCGATATTCCAGACACAAATTGGGCAAATTTTGATCAAGAGAGATATGGCATTAGTTATAGTAACGGAAGTATTGCATCTATTACTGACGACTCTTTTGATCTGACCGGAGAAACTGCATCTTTCAGAGGTCTTGCTAATGGTTCTAATGTTGTTGTCAACGTGACAGCAATTAAAACAGGAATTCAAAGTAAAATCAAAACCTATACTAGAAGTACAGTTTTAAATATATCTGGTTCCAAATTAAAAGAATCAGGTTCTGCAGAGAGCACCACCAAAAATGATGGATTAACTTTTAATAAATTTTATGGGTTGAGAGTTCAGGATCAAGAAATTTCCTTAAATTATCCAGATGTTGTTAAAGTTCTTGCAGTATATGAATCTTTGAATACATCTGCACCAATTTTAGATCAAATTCAGTTTACGTCTACTGCAAATGTTGGACAAAATGCAGTAATAGGTGAAAATATTATTGGTAGTGAAAGTGGTTCTGTTGCAAGAGTTGTTGCTAAACCAGGATCAAATACTTTACAAATTGTGTATTTAAATGAGGATCAATTATTGGTAGGTGAAACGGTTACTTTTGAAGAATCGGCAATAATAACAGTTGTTGAAGGAATCTCAAGAGGATCTTACAAAAATATAACGTCATCCTTTAAATTAAATAGAGGACAAAAAAATGAATATTACGATTACTCTAGATTAGTTAGAAATAAATCCACACAGGAACCTTCTAGAAAATTATTGGTCGTATTTGATCACTACACAGTTCCGTCAGATGATATTGGTGACGTATTTACAGTCAATAGTTATGACAAAGAAAGATTTACAACGGATATTCCAAGCATAAATGGAGAAGTTAGAGCATCAGATACATTTGATTTTAGACCAAGAGTTGCACTTTTTGACCCATTAGTAACTACAGACCGATCACCTTTTGATTTTAATGCAAGAACTAATACATTCAATAGTGTTCCTTTAAGACTTTTAGCATCGGGAGAAGGATCTGTAATTAATCAGAGTTATTATTTACCAAGAATTGACAAAATTTATTTGGATATTTCTGGGAAATTTATTGTTGACAAAGGAATATCCTCGAAATCACCAAAACCACCAACCAAAAATGCTGAACTTTTAGAACTTGGCACTTTAACCTTACCCCCATATCTTTATAGTCCAAAAGACGCTCAGTTACTTCTAACTGAAAATAGAAGATATACCATGAGAGATATTGGTGCTATTGAAGATAGAGTAGAAAATTTAGAAGAATTAACTAGCTTATCTTTATTAGAACTGAATACACAAACTCTTCAAATTAGAGATTCTGAAGGTAGAGATAGATTTAAGAGTGGATTTTTTGTAGATGATTTTGTAGATTCTCTGAGAATGAATGAATTTTTATCAACTGCCATTGTAGATACATCGGCAAGAAATTTAGTATCTGATATTGCTAGAAATTCTTTAGAATCTTTAATTGCGTCTGAAGAGAATCTTTCTCCAGAGAATTTAGATTTATCTGAGGATTTTGTTTTGTTGGATCCAGCAATTCAAAAAACTGGTGATGTCTTAACACTTGCATATGATGAAATTGATTGGTTAGAGCAACCATTCGCAACAAGAGTTGAAAATGTCAATCCATTTAATATTATAGTTTACTCCGGAACTGTACAACTTAGTCCAAGTGTTGATTCGTGGACAAGAACAGTTCAATTAGCAGATAGAACTGTTAACGCAGGTATTAGGAGACAAAGTGTAAATCTTGTCAATAATCTACGTCATAATATTAGACATGATTTAGTAAATAACCTCAATCAAAATCTAAGTTTAAATCTCTCATCTACCGAAACAGTAAGAGTAGTAAGAGGAAGACAAGCTCCTGCGGGGATCAGATTTGCTGGTTTTAATGCCAGTGGATCAACTTCCAGTTCTACTTCTAGTACTGCACGTTCCAGAGTTATATCAAGATCTTCAAGCACTGCATCAGACTCATTTGATACTGTAGATACTACTATAAGAAATGAAGTGGTTGGACTTCAAGATGAAGTCTTTATGAGATCTAGAAACACCGAATTTAGAGTATCAAATCTGAAGGCAAATACTAGATTTTATCAATTCCTTGATGGAAATAGTTCAGTTGACGTTGTTCCAAAATTAATTGAGATTGCTAATAGCCCAACTTTATCCACTAATGGTGCTTCGGCAGGATACACTATTGGAGAAACTGTAATTGGTTTAGTTGATGGTGAGGAAAGAATAAAATTTAGAGTTTGTGCTCCAAATCATAAGGAAGGAAACTTTAGAAATCCATCTTCAACTTACAATCAAAATCCATATATTAAAACTGAATCTATTGGCAATCTGTATAGTTCAACTTCTAAGGTTTTGAATGTCGATACGAGAGCACTTTCAAGTGTTGCTCAAGGACAATATTTTGGATATATAACAAAAGGAATGCAACTTGTCGGACAAACTAGTGGTGCAATATCTTATGTTAAGGATATCAGATTGATATCTGATAACTATGGTGATTTAATAGGTACATTTTTTATTAGGGATCCAAATAAAACTCCAAGACCAACTGTTAGAATTCCAACAGGAACGAAGACTTACAAGATCACTTCAAGTAAAACAAATAGTTCTGGTGATTCTGGGAGTAATTCAATTTCTTTTGCAGAAACGAATTATACTGCAAATGCAACACTTATACAGTTCAGGGCAACAGAAACGACCAATACAACTAGAACAACTATCAATAATACTATCAATAGCACGATTGATAGTCAGATCACCAATACCGTAAATCTCAGAACAAACTTAAGTGCCAGTGTTAATAGAAGTGTTAATGTAGAATATTTTGATCCTCTTGCACAAACATTTACGGTTGGTGGAAATATACAAGTTAAATCTAATATTGATACTGATGATGATGTAAATGGAGCGTTTTTAACTTCTGTGGATTTATTCTTTGCATCTATTGATGATGGAAATGCAGAAGTAAGAGTTGAAGTTAGAACAACATTGTTAGGAACTCCGACACTAGAAGTTATTGGAAAACCAGTAATTATTAGACCAAGAACTACAGATGAAAATGGAAATGAAGTTATTAATATTAAAACATCGTCTGATGGTAAAACTCCAACAAATATTAAATTCCCAGAACCAATTTTCTTAGCACCAGGAAGAGAATATGCAATAGTTGTTATTTCCGATAAGAGTGACGGATATGAATTATGGACTGCAGTTATGGGTGAAAAAACTATCAACACAAAATCTTTACCGGATGTTGATTCTGTTAGATACACTCAGCAATTTGCACTTGGTTCGTTATTCAAATCCCAAAATGGATCTATTTGGACAACCAATCAATATCAAGATTTGAAGTTCAAACTCTATAAAGCACAGTTTACTAAAACAACAGGAACAGCATATTTCTATAATCCACCATTGGATGAAAGTAATGGATATGTTCCTACTCTTATCAATAATCCAATTTTAGTAGTACCAAAAACTGGAAAAATTGGAATTGTCACGACAACAAATAGTGGAATTATCGGAATCTTAACGACAGGGAGAAAACTTGCTGGTGGAAATAATCATGGAGGGTCTGCAATAATTGTTGGTCAAGGAAGTTCTGTAAGCAATGCAACAACAATTACTGATGGTGGAGAAAATTATCCAACAAGCACAACTGAGATAGTCGATACATTTAATATTGTTGGTGGTGGTTCTGGATTAAAACTTGTAATAACTACCGATTCTGATGGGGTTATTACAGGAGCAGCTCATTCTACCACTAACAATGGCAATGGATATAGTGTTGGTGATGTTGTTGGTATCGTAACTTCATCAACATCTTCCAAAACTGGAAGAAATTCAGAAATTACTATTTCTGAAATTGTTGGTTTAGATACTTTATACTTAACCAATGTACAAGGACAATTTGGAGTATTAGGATCTGGATTTGATTTTGCCGTTGGAACTGCAGTAAGTTATTATGATGGATCTTCTATTGTTTCAATGGCAGGTACAACAATAACTAGTTCTTCTGCTGATGGTGGAGTAAATTCCGGAAATTATATGAGAATAGATCATTTCAATCATGGAATGTACTCGACAACGAACAAATTAAAGATAAATGGGATTCGATCAAATGTTCCAACAACTGTATTGAGTGAATCTTTAACTGTATCTGAAAGTACAACTATTAGTATTGCAGATACTTCAAACTTTACAACTTTTGAAGGACAAAATATTGGCAGCTATGAGGGATACGTTAAAATTGGTGAAGAAATTATTAAATATAACTCTGTTGGAAATGGTTCCCTTTCCATCAGTTCTAGAGGAGTAGATGGAACTGTACCAGTTTTTCATCAAATAGGTGCTTCTGTTGAAAAATATGAATTGAATGGGGTATCACTCAGAAGAATAAATGGAATTACTACTTCCATTCAGTCTCCTATCGATCTTGATAGTTATTATGTAGCATTTGACAGAGGTGCATCTACTGGTGCAAATAGAAGTGAAGATTCCGGAACTATTCCACAAATATCATTTAGTGATATTGGATTACTTGGCGGAGATAAAGTAACTGCGACTCAAAATATAATTTATGGAGGAGTTATTCCAGATTATGATATCGTCACTCCAGGTTCAACCACTTCAGTAAATGCAACCATTAGAACTGTATCTGGAACAAGTGTTAGTGGAAATGAGGCATCATTCAATGATAAGGGATATGAGCCAGTTCAATTAAATACCGTAAATACCTTCAATGATGTAAGAGTTGTCTGTTCAGAAATTAATGAATCAGAATATTTGACATCTTTGCCTAGAAACAAATCTTTAACTACAGCAATAACATTCAACTCATCCGATCCAAATAATGCACTTTCTCCAATATTAAATCTTAATAGGGCATCGACGGAATTTTATATTAACAGGTTGAATAATCCCGTTTCAAATTATGTCAAAGACAATTCAGTTAACAATGTTTTAAATGATTCACATGCTTCAGTATATTATACAAATCTAATTGAACTTCAAAATCCAGCTACAACACTTAAAGTAATATTAACTGCTGATAAACCAGCATCAACAGATTTTAGAGTTCTTTATAGTTTGGTTAAAAAAGATTCTAGTGAAATAAATCAGTCGTTTGAATTGTTCCCTGGATATAATAATTTAAGACAAACCACTGATGGATTTGAGGTGATTGATGATTCCAAAAATAGTGGACTTCCAGACGTAAAAGTTCCTTCAAGTTTGAGTGGAGAATTTTTAGAGTATGAGTTTACAGCAGAAAATCTTGATTTGTTTGTCGGATTTGTGATTAAAATCGTTATGTCGGGGAGAAATCAGGCAAAAACTCCAAGATTTAATAATATCAGAGTGCTTGCAATCAGATGATAAAAGTAGAAGGACATCATAATTTATATCGTGATGAAAATAGTGGAGCAATTGTCAATTGCGATGTGACTTCCTACAATCAATACGTAAATTCTCTAACTCAAAGAGATTTGCGTAGAAAGGAGTTGGATGATATGAAAAAAGACATTGATGAAATAAAATCTCTTCTAAAAGATCTGATAAATAAGGGTTAATCTGACAGGACTTTTCTGAATATAAATATTTAAAGAAATACTTTAAATGTAATAATGGCAGTTTATGTATCCAATATTGTAATTGAACAAGGATACGATTTTGATACTTCCTTTCAATTGGAAGATACAAGAACAAATTCACCCTTGGATTTATCAGGAACAACTAGTGAGAGTCAACTCAGAAAGCACTCCGGTGCTTCTACGGCAGTGTCATTTGCTTCTTCTGTTACTAATCCCACTGATGGGCAAATTACAATTTCATTAACTAGTGCACAAACAGTCAATTTAAAACCGGGGAGATATGTTTACGATGTAAAAATATTATCTGCTGGAAAAGAGTATAAAGCTGTAGAGGGAGCAGCATTAGTAAGAGCAGGGGTAACCAGGTAATGCCAAGTATTAACGACAGAATTGGTTCTCAGAATGTAATACGTGTATTATCCAACGCTTCTTCACCACCAACAAGATTAATAAATCTAAGTGATGTTGATTCTACGTTAGCATCGAGAGACGGTATGATCCTCGTATGGGATCTAGATACCGAAACTTTCTACATGACGGATACTATTGATTCGTCAACTTTAGTAGCAACTGGAATTGTATCCTTTACAAATACCACACAATCAACATCAGTAACAACTGGAGCATTAGTTGTCAATGGTGGTCTTGGAATTGGGAAGAATGTTAATATTGGTGAGAATTTTAGTGTAACTGGTTTATCAACATTCTTATCAAACGTTGATATTGATGCCAATGTAGATATTTTATATTCACTTACAGTAAATTCTACATTTAAATCAGTTGGAGTCACAACACTTGCATCTTCAGGTGGAATAACAACAACCGGCGGTGATTTTTATGCCGGTGGTTCAGCATTTATCAATACAAACTTAAGAGTTGGTGGAACATCAGAATTTATTGGAAATGCCACTTTTAGAGGTGGAACGATTGGAATTGGTGACTCTACAAGTGATGATATTAATGTTGGTGGTGAATTTGTATCAGATTTAGTTCCAAATGATGACGATACATATGATCTCGGCATCATAGAAAAAAGATGGAAAGATGGTAGATTTTCTGGATTACTGACTGCTACAAATTTATACATTTCTGACACAGTTACTTTTGATGGATCAATTGATCTAAATTCTGATATTGATATCAATGGAAATTTAAATGTTACCGGATTATCTATATTTAATGGAAATGTAAATGTAGTAGGATTTGTTTCAGTTACTGAGGGTTTATATTATGATCTTGGTGATTATGATGGACCAAATGGAATTGCTTATTTTGATAACACAGGTAAATTAATAGGTGCTGCGAGTACAGAAAATGCATTAACAGAAAGTTATTTTGTTTTGACAACAAACGCTGTTGGCATACCAACTTGGACTTCAGTAATTGATGGAGGTGTATTCTAATGGCAAAGCCAACAACCAGACAAGAATTAGTCGATTATTGTCTAAGACAACTGGGTGCACCAGTATTAGAAATAAATGTTGCAGATGATCAAATTGATGATTTGGTTGACGATGCTCTGCAATATTTTAATGAAAGGCATTATGATGGTGTTGAGAGAATGTATCTTAAATATAAAATTACTGATGATGATATTAATAGAGGTAGGGCAAAAGGAACTGATGGAGTCGGTATAGTAACTACTACCGGTTCGTCAAATATTGTTGGATTTGGAACAACCACATTCAATTACTATGAAACTTCGAATTATATTCAAGTACCAGATTCTGTTATAGGAGTAGAAAAAATATTTAAGTTTGATACTAGTGCCATTTCTGGTGGAATGTTTAGTATTAAATATCAGTTATTTTTAAATGACTTATATTATTTCAATTCCGTGGAATTGCTACAATATTCTATGGTCAAATCATATCTAGAAGATATTGACTTTTTACTTTCCACAGATAAACAAGTTAGATTTAATAAAAGACAGAATAGACTTTATCTGGATATTGATTGGTCGGCAAAATCTAAGGATTCATTTTTAATTATAGATTGCTATAGAGCATTGGACCCATCTGATTTTTCTAAAGTATATAATGATAGTTTTGTTAAAAAATACCTCACAGCATTAATTAAAAGACAATGGGGACAGAATTTAATTAAATTTCAGGGAGTGAAACTTCCAGGTGGAATAGAATTAAATGGCAGAGCAATATTTGAAGATGGACAAAGAGAATTGGATGATATAAAACAAAGAATGATGATGGAATATGAATTACCACCTCTGGACTTTATTGGTTAATTATTATGGCACTCAATCCATTTTTTCTACAAGGTTCTCAAAGTGAGCAATTTCTTGTTCAAGATCTGATAAACGAACAATTGAGAATATATGGTGTAGAAGTTTACTACTTGCCTAGAAAAGTTTTTAGGACAGATGATATTATTAGGGAAGTTCAGTCATCAAAATTTGATGATTCTTTTTTAATTGAAGCATATGTGAATAACTATGATGGATATGCTCCCGACAGTGATATAATGAGTAAATTTGGATTAAGATTGAAAAATGAGGTATCACTAACAGTTTCTAGAGAGAGATTTGAGGAATTTATTTCACCATTTTTGGAAGGAATTGCTGCTGGTATTCGAGAGGGAAAAACTGACGAAAATTATGATTTGAATACAATTACCAGACCCTTAGAAGGTGACTTGATATATTTCCCTTTAGGTGAAAGATTATTTGAAGTTAAAAGAGTAGAGTTTGAAAAACCTTTTTATCAATTGGGAAAAAATTACATATATGAACTTAGTTGCGAACTTTATGAATATGAGAATGAGGAAATTAATACAAGTGTTGAAGAAGTTGATAATACTGTAGAGGATGAGGGTTATATCACAACAGTTAATTTGGCAGGATATGCTTCTAATGCAACTGCAAGTTCTGTAATATCGTTAGGTTCTGTGAATGAAATATTCTTAAATAATGATGGAAGTGGGTATACTTCAATCCCAACAATAACTTTTTCCGATCCAACAGGAACTCTTTCCGGAAATAAAAGAGCAACTGCTGTAGCAATAACCACCAGTGTTGGTAATGTTAGGTCTATTGATAGGATTGAAATTACTGATGCCGGAAGTGGATATACTGAGCCTCCCACTATAACCATATCTGGTGGTGGTGGAATTGGCGCCGCAGCAACTTGTTCCATTGGATCAACTCAAAACTCGGTAAGATTGATTAATGTCACATTTGGTGGTTCTGGATATAGTGCACCTCCAACAGTAACCATCGATGGTCCAGGAGTTGGTGTTACGGCAACTGCAATATCCATACTTAGTTCCACTGGATCGGTTGAATCTATAAGATTAATCAACGCAGGATTAGGATATACTACACCACCATTAGTGACCGTTGCAGGGGTTTCTAGTGTTGGTGTAGGAACATTTGTATATAATGAGTTAGTTACTGGACAAACCTCCAATACTACTGCAAGAGTGAAGGATTTCAGAGCATCTTACAATTCACTTGGAGAGGCAATATCCGTTGATCTTAAGGTTTATCTAAATACAGGTAAATTCTATGAAAATGAAGTTATTGTTGGATCAATATCTTCAGCAAGATATGTTGTCCAATCTCACGACCTGAATAGTTTTGAGGATGAATATGATTCTAATGAAGAAATCGAATTAGAAGCAGATAACATAATAGACTTCACAGAATCAAATCCCTTCGGAGATTATTAATGTTAGTAACTTATTTTTATCACGAAATTATAAGAAAAACTATAGTTTCTTTCGGAACTCTTTTTAATAACATCTACATCAGACATTTATCTAAAGATGATAGTATTATAGATGAAACAAAAGTTGGACTATCTTATGGTCCTATGCAAAAGTTCCTTACGAAAATTCAAGAGCAATCTGAATTAAATAAAGCAGTTGCGATTAATTTGCCCAGAATGTCATTTGAGATGACAAGTATTCAATATGATCCAACAAGAAAAACAGGAATTACACAGACGTTTAAAGCATGTGATGAATCTGGAAACATAAAAAAAGTTTTTATGCCAGTTCCATATAATATTGGTTTTGAGTTAAATATTTTTTGCAAATTGAATGACGATGCTCTTCAAGTCATAGAGCAAATATTGCCATTTTTTCAACCATCATTTAATTTGACAGTGGACTTAGTTGATTCTATCGGGGAAAAGAGAGATATTCCAATTGTTCTTGATAGTATTGACTTTCAGGATGACTATGAAGGATCATTTGAAACAAGAAGGGCACTTATTTACACTTTAAGATTTACTGCAAAATCTTATATCTTTGGACCTGTTGCAGAAAGTTCGGAAGGTCTTATTAGGAAAGTTCAAGTTGATACATATACTGGTACAGATGTACGAACATCAAAACGTGAAATGAGGTACACCGTTACTCCAAATCCTATTGATGCTGATCCAGATGATGACTTTGGATTTACAGAAAATTGGGAATATTTGCCAGATTCTAAAGATTATAGTCCAACAAGAAAAACTGATCTCTGATTGTTATGAATAATAATTATGATTCTATAGACAAGGCTCTCAATGTAGAAAGTAGTATTGTCGATTCCGATCTTAAAGATAAGAAGATAGAAGTAGTTAATTCTAAGGAAGAGGATATTGAGAGGGACTATGAATATACTCGTGCAAATTTGTATTCATTGATTGAAAAAGGTCAGGAAGCAATTAATGGTATTATGGAACTTGCGGGTGAGGGTGGAAGTCCAAGAGCATATGAAGTCGCAGGACAGTTGATAAAGAGTGTTGCAGACACAACTGATAAATTGATTGATTTGCAAAAGAAACTTAAAGATGTTGAAGATGATTCTAAAAAAACAACTAATAATGTTACCAACAATGCCGTGTTTGTTGGATCAACATCAGAACTTCAAAAATTACTCAAACAAGGTTTTCTAAATAATAAAGAGTAAACTTGTTTCCTGATGGGTTGGTCAGAAAAGTATAAAAAATCAATTGATTGCGATAACCCAAAAGGTTTTAGTCAACGTGCCCATTGCCAAGGTCGAAAGAAAAAAATGACTGAAGAAAAAAAAGATCATGAATATTCTATGGCTCGTTCTGAAGTAAAAACCATTCAAAACGCTGCAAAACGTCTTCAGAAGAAGATGGGTAAAAAAGGTGAGGGCAATCTGCAAGCATGGGTTCAATCAAAAATTACCAAAGCAGCAGATTATATTGACACTGCAGCAGATTATGTAACTAACGAAGAGACTTTCAAAGAAGAAGGTCTTCGTGATTGGTTTGGTAAGTCCAAATCAAAAGATGGCAAGAAAGGTTGGGTCAATGTTGTAACTGGTGGAACTTGTGCAAGTGATGAACCCGGTGAAGGAACACCAAAGTGTGTTTCTTCGTCAAAAAGAGCAAGTATGACTAAAGCAGAAAGACTTTCTGCACAAAGAAGA